GATGTTATTGGGGAACTTGCTGCTGCTAAAAGGTATTTGCTTTTTGTTATTGACACCACCTCATCTCAAACCGAAGAGGAAGGGCCTAAGTGGTTTGACTGCCCACCTACTATTTACCAACAGATTTGTTCACTATCAGTAGACAAGAGAACAGGCAAAAAGATTGATCCTACTGATCCAAAGGAAGGAAGAGATATTGAGTTTACCCGGGTCGATGCTAAGAGAACTTCCTATGGTAATTTTGTACTGAAAGAAGCTGGAGAAGTTCCTGAAAGTTGGTATAAGGACCTTCCTTCTTTAGATGATATCCTTCTTGTTCCGAGTGAAGAAGAAATGGTTCAAGCTGTTTCTGGTATGACTTCCTCTGAAGAAAATAAGGAAAAAGAAACTGGTTCTGCTACAAGGAGGGAGAGGACTAAAGACGAATCCGTGAAGGAACCGGAAAAGGATGCAGAGAAAGTGTCCGAAGAGGCAGCACCGAAAGAGGTCGTGGAAGAGACCGGAGCTGATAGTAGGAAGAGTAGGGTTCGATCTAGGGGCGGAGCACCTGAGAATTCTGCACAAGCTAATTCAGTTCAACAAAAGTTGGCAGAGATTGAAGCTAGAAGGCGTGCGAAGGAATAAAAGAATAAGCTAACTGGAAAAAGCAATAGGAGAAAAAGCATGATTACAGAATGGCAAGTTTACTGGATTACAAGGATGGACTGGATTGTTGGATTGCTTATCGGAGGTGGTATTCTTACAATCCTTACATCTCTGGTCCTAACACTTTGTTATTATGTGAGGTGGGATAGTTATGATGATAGTGAGGATAAACAAAAAGTTTTCCAATCACGTGTTAGGCATCCATGCCTTCTTGGTATAATTGGTACAATCCTGATAGTTATTTCGGGTTTTGTGCCGGGTACGAAGGCAACATGTGCAATAAAAATTATCCCAATAATTGCTAATAACAAAAGGGTTGAGGAGTTGCCTAATAAGGTTTTGGATTTGGCAAACGCTTGGATGGAAAAACTGATGCCAAAGATGGATAAAAAATAACCAGGATGGTTGAAGTTAATAGCATCAGTAGAAAATGATAATTGGTATTGTAGTTAGGAGAAAACTGGCAAGGATGCTTTTTGGAATCATATTTGTATTTAGAATTGAGAGGTTTGTATGAACGAAGAACACAGAGAATCTTTGAACCATTTCAGGCAACATTTGCCAATAAACCAGTTTAGTTTGGAGCAGGAATGTTTACAGCAAGCCGCTTTGTATGAAGAAATTGGTGAGTGGGTTTCTTCTGTTAGAGCAGAAGCTAAACGATCAAAGGAGCATCTTGATTTTATTAAGGCAGACTTGTCTCTGAAGATAAGAAAGAACCCAGAGACGTACGGTTTATCTGGTAAGGTTACAGAGGGATCAGTAGATGCAGTAATAACAACTAGTGATGAGTATCAGGGTGCTGTTACTACTTATATTGAAGCTGATAAGCTGGCTAATGAAGCTTCAGTTCTCTTGGCTGCTGTTGAGCAGCGAAAGTCGATGCTTCGAGATCTAGTTCGGTTGTTTATCTATTCTTATTATAGTCGAGAGGATGTAGTTAGCTCCGGAGACTGGAAGTCGGCGGAGCAGGCAATTTTGGATTTGCGGAGTAAGAAAGCAAACGAAGATCGAGAAGAAAATGAGCATGAAGTAGAAGAGGAATAGGATGAACAAAAGAGAAAAACCAGACATTGAAGAAAAATCGGAAGTTGAAGAAACCTCTGAAAAGGCAAGTGAGATAGTTGATCTTCCTCCTGTAAGTACGTGGATTCAGACAGGGTGTTCTGTTCTTGATTTTGCTATTGCTAACAGATTTCCTGGTGGCATTCCACTTGGAAGAATTGTGCACGCCTATGGAGGTATGAGTACATGTAAATCTGTGTTAGCAGCTACTATTCTTGGCTATGCCCAACGAGCGGGAATAGAGACGCACTATGGTGATGTTGAGCATACTATGGACCCAGAATTTGCTGCAATATATGGATTTGACTGGAACAAAACTAAGAAGGGATACCCAGGAACTTTGGAGGAGTTGTTCGATGACTGGATTACTTCAATCATTTTTCACCCCTATAAAGATATAAAGAAAAGGAAACTAAATACCACTCCAAAAGTTATTGTAACTGATAGTGTTACAGCTCTTCCTGCAAAGATTGAGGATGAGAAGAGAATGGATGAGCAAGGTTTTGGAGCGTATCGTGCTAAACAATTATCTCTTGGGTTTAGGAAGTACATCAAGGCTATTGCTGAGAGTAACACCACTTTGTTCCTCATTGACCAGGCAAGAGATCGGATTGGTTCTGCATTTGGTGGGGAAACAGTTACAGGCGGAAGAGCACCAGAGTATTATCCATCAGTTCGGATTCATCTTAAGCACGATGCTAAAATAGTAAATTCGGATAAGAAAGTTATTGGAATCTGGACGGACTTTGGTGTTGTTAAGAATAAGGTTGCTCCTCCCTTTAGGAAAGGAAAATTCAAAATTCTTTTTAGCTACGGACTTGACGACATAGGTTCTAGCTTATACTTTATCAGTGAACTTCAGAATGGTCCTCGAGAAGCAATGGGGGTGAAAACAAAGATAAAACTTTGGGATGAAGAGAGGACTATGAAGTCGTGGATAGATCATATTGAGGGGAATGGTTTAGAAGAAAAGTTGCGAGAAGAGTTGTGGGTTATATGGCAAAAAGCTCACGAAACGGAACAGCGTAAACCAAGAATTTGGTAAGAGGGATGGAGATAAGAAATGAACATTGTAGGTATAGATCCTGGCCTAAGTGGAGCAATTGCTGAGCTAAATCAAAAAGGTGAGATAATTCATCTTATAGATATGCCAGTATTCTCTTATAAGAAGGGTAAGAAAGTTAAACGAGATTATGATGTTGGGGCTATAAGTAATTTCTTTACTCTTATGTTAGAGGAGAGAACTGTTTTCATAGAGAAAATGCAATCTATGCCACCTGGTTTTAGAGTTCAAGCAAGTTTTGGTTTGGGATATTGCCAGGGTTTGTTGGAAGGAATTTTGGTTGCTTTGGGGGTTAGTTATGAGCTTATTCTATCGAAAGAGTGGAAAAAGCATTTTCAGATAACAAAAGCTAAGGGAGATGGAAAAGTACAAGCATTTCAGATAGCGAGTAAACTATTTCCAGAAGCAAAACTACAAACAGAAAGAGGTAGAGTTTTAGATGGACGAAGCGATGCACTTTTACTTTGTGAGTATGGAAGACGGAAGTTGTGCACTTACTGAAGAAGGTCACTTGTTCATATATAGATAGATGATGAACGGTTCAAGAAGGATTACTTGAGATTTGAAAGGGAAGAAAAATGAAATGTTGTTGGAAATGTTGGATTTACGATTGGTATCTCACTTTGCCTGGTAAAGTTAAGCAACTACATGAAAAGATTAGGCACTTTCTTTACAAAAGGTTTTTCTGAAAGTTAAATAACTAGCAGTGAGATAGTAAGATATAAATTAAGAATTTATAAGAGTTAGAAATGCTTAAAAAGCTTATACTAAAAAACTTCAAAACCCACGAGATATCAGAGCTTGAATTCTCTCCTGGAATAAATGTAATCACTGGTGATTCTGGGAATGGTAAAACTAATATTCTGAAAGCTTTGAACTGGGTTGTAAACAACCGACCTCGCGGTGATAGTGTTATTCGGAGAGGGCAGAAGGACTGTTCAGTTGCTCTGACTACTATTATAGATAATAAAGAATACACCATTGAGAGAGCTCGAGGGAAATCTGAGAATAGTTATAAGATACTTGATAAGGAAGGTAAAGAGTTGGGGAGTTTTACATCTTTTGGAAGCTCTCCTCCTGAAGATGTTTCCAAACTTATTGGCTTGTCAGATATCAATGTTCAGCCACAACTTAAGCCATATTTCCTAGTTCTGGATTCTCCAGGGCAAGTTGCTACATATATCAGATCCCTTATAAAACTTGATGTAATAGATCAAGTTGTTAAATGTTTATCTGGTAAAGTTAGGGATGAGAAAGCTGAACTATCAAGTCTTGAAATGGACCTTCAAGAAGTAGAAGCTGGATTAAAGGAGTTAGATAAAGTAGATCTCGAAGGACTTGAGCGGAGAATTCTTGAAGCAAAAAGCATTGTTGAGGCTGTTCGGGTTCTGGAGAAAAGAAAAGAGGGATTGGAGAGAATTGCTATCGAGTTGGAGAACCTTGAAGCGGAATGGATATCTCTTCCAGATGATGTTAATCAAACTTTAGAAAGAGCTAATGAGCTTTGCTGTACATTTATAGAGTTATCCGAGAAGATAAGTAAGCTAAGAAGTTTGTCTGAAGAACTAAAAAGGCTTGAGAAGGATAGGATAGTTCTTCCCGAAGACCTTACCATTCTTTTTACTATAGAAGAAAGTGAGAAAAAGTATAATGATATATATGCAAAGGTAAATGTACTTTTAGGAATTCGTGAAGGACTTCTGAGTATTGACACAGAAATGATGATGATGGATGATCAGTTATCCGGGTTGGAAAAAGAGAAGCAATTGCTTATGGAACAACTTGGTTCCTGTCCTTATTGCGGATCAGAGCTTACTATAGAATCGAAAAAGTGTTTGTTAGGAGGAGGTGGGAAGGATGGTTACCGAAGAAATAGCAGTTGGAAATAGGGTTATGTTGGAACATGGTAGTTTGACGTACATAGTAGTTGAGCTAATTGGAGATAAGGCACGCATCAAAGATGTTTTTGGGTTAGTTGGAACTACTACTGTAGACAAGAAACATTTGGTCAAAGTGCAAAACAGGGAGTAAGAGATGATATTTTTTACCTCTGATGAACATTTTGGACATGCAAATATAATCAAGTATTGCAATAGACCGTTCAAGTCTGTTGAAGAAATGGATGAAGAGTTGATCCGTCGGCACAATTTAGTAGTTTCAAATCAAGACGTAGTTATTCATGTTGGTGATTTTACAACACGTTATGAACCTTCTATCTATGTATGCAAACTAAATGGTCACCCCATATTCTTGAAAGGTAGCCACGATAAATGGTTACATGATACCCCAACAATATGGGAAGGGACAATAGATGGGCAGTACATAGTTGCTTGCCATTACGCTATGCGTGTTTGGCCAAGATCTCATTATAATAGCTGGCAATTATACGGGCATTCGCACGGTAAATTGGAGCCAGTAGGTAAACAATGGGATATTGGTGTTGATAACAATAACTTTACCCCAGTATCGTTTGAACAATTGAAGGTAATAATGTCGAACAGGCCGGATAATTTTAATCTGGTACGGAGTATAGTAAAGTGAAAATTGGCATTCTTGGCGACACTCATATCACGGATAAGGCTCCTGAGCGAAGGATAGATAATTATTTCCAAACTCAGATGAGGAAGTTTAGTCAAGCGTTGACTATTTTCGAAGAGAATAAATGTAGCTGTATTGTTCAACCAGGTGATTTTTTTGACAGCCCGGGGGTATCGAATCGGGTTAAATCCTATGTTATCTCCTTGCTCAATGCTTGTTTCAAAGGTGGATCTGTTGCTTTTGACAAAATATACTGCTGCTGGGGTCAGCATGACGTGACAGGCCACTCAAAATTTACTTTGCCAAACAGTCCCCTTGCAGTGCTCGAAGCTGCTGAGGTTGTTAAAATATTGAGCGAAGAGCCTATAGTAGTTGGGAGGGTTAGTGAAGATGATGGTACTCATGTTTGTTTATATGGAGCTGGGTTTGGTGAAGACGTTCCAGAACCATACGAGGATAGTTACAACATTTTGGTAGCTCATAAGATGGTTGGAGACAGACCACTGTGGCCAGGTCAAGAGTTAGTTGGTCCAAGAAACTTTCTAAGAGAACATCCCGGGTTTAACATAGTTGTGACTGGGGATTATCATTATCGATTTGTTGAAAAGTGGAACGGTCGAGTAATACTGAATGTCGGAGCTATGGTTAGAAAAACTATCTCAAAGTTCGACTTGGAGCATATGCCTGCGGTTGGAGTGTTTGATACATCGTGTAATAGCTTAGAGATATACAAATTAGATACAGAGCCAATTAACGAAGTATTTGATCTTTCCCGAGAAGTTAAGGGTGAAGAAAGTGAAGTACATAAAAAACTACTTGCAGAGCTGGTCGAGCGGCTAAAAGAGGGCAGTGGAAAGATTCTTGGTTGGAAGCACATCTTAACTAAAGTGTTAGAAGAAAGAAAGTCGAGCTTGAGTGTGAAAAAACTTATTGATGAAGCATTGGAAGAGGTTAGAAAGGAATAGGATAGTGGGCATAAAGGAACTGCAAAACTACAAATTTTTTGAAGGTCAGAAATTATCTTCTTGTAAGTTTAATCTGGCTCGTACAACTGGGGTAGATTGTAGATATGAATGAATCTAATGACATAGTTGTCTGGTCGGGTGGAATGGATAGTACTCTTGTGTTGGATAAACTATGCTCTTCTGGTAAGGGTATTTGGGCTTTTTCAGTAGTTTGGGATATGCTTGACGAATTGAAGACCAAACAGGAAAAGAAAGCAAGAGAAAATTATTTAGAATATGCAAAAGGTAAAGGGTACAATATATCTTATTATGAGATAAAGATTACTGCCAATATGGGAGCAGAACATTTGGGATTACCCCAACTTCTTGGGTGGTGTTCATTTTTGATACCATATCTGCCGAAAGAATCAAATTTATATTTTGGATATCATAATGGGGATGAATTTTGGGAGTTTGCTTTGGCCACCAGATATTTTATGGACTGGGCTACTTACATAGGAGAGAGGAAAGTGAAATTGGAATATCCTTTAAAGAATATGAGAAAATACCAAATTTTGGAAGAATTTAGGAAGAGAGGAATTCCTTTTGATTGTGGGTGGACGTGCGAGACCCCCGTATTGAGAAGAAAAAAGATATTTAAATGCGGAAAATGTGGACCCTGTATTGCGCTAAAGTTGGCCGAATGTGAAGCTAAATTGAGAAATAGAGAGAAGACCGGATAATTGGATAGTAGGAGGGTTGTTATGTCTGATATAGTGACTGAGTTGAGAGAAAAGAAAAAGAAGATTGAGCAACTTCAGCAACTTCGAGCTCGGCAAGAGGGCCAAAAAGAGCAGGTGCTTAAGAGTTTGAGAGATGGGTTTGGAATTAGTGCTGAGGATATTGAGAAACATTTAGAAGTAATGGGTAAGGAGTTGATAACAGATGAAGAACTTCTTAAAAACTGTCGGGATGAGATGGAAGAAATCCTTTCTGGAATTCATCCAAAGGATTCAGCAAGAGAGTCCAAAGAAGAATAAGTCAAACCTTCTTGGATATGCTGTTCTAAGGAAGGATGGGTTTACGGGGAAAAAATACTGGCAGACCTATGACGAATCCGGACATAACGAAGTTACATTCAGTGCAGGTCAAGCTCTCGCTTTTCCCCCGGAAGAGATGCAAGTTGGTATAAAGATTGAGTTGTTCGCCCCAGAGGAGTGAAGAAGATGGACAGATTATTCTATTGTGAAACTTGTAATGTTTCCCTCTTATCCTGGAAAAATATGAAAGAGCATCTCCAGTCTGTGGAGCACAAGAGGAATGCTAATGACCCTTTATCTAGGTCTGAGCAACTACTGAAACAAATGGCAAAGAAACTTCTTAAGCCAGAGGAAGATTGTGGATCTAAATAGGTACGAAAATTTCTTAAATCAGAAAAAAGCTACTCAAGAACTCCTAAAGAGCAAAGCGAGTAAGCTTAACACTTCTATCGAAGATCGCAAAGCTCACCTCAAGGACCTTGAAGAAGCTTTGGATATCATGAACACTGTTGGCACTCTCGTCCAGCAGGAGTTTGAAGAAGTAGTTGAAGAACTGGTAACTCAAGCTCTAAGATTTGTCTTCGGTGATAGCTACTCATTTGAAGTTGAAAGTAAGATATCTCGTAATCAACCGGAAATTAATCTATATATCAATGTGGATGGAGAGAGGTATATTCCAGAAGACGATTCAAGCGGTGGAGAGATGGATGTAGCGTCTTTTGCACTCCGAGTTATCCTGTGGGCAATTCAATACGATAGAACGGAACCTGTTCTAATTTTTGATGAACCCCTTCGCAATCTTTCGAGAAATCATATTGATTCGGTTAAAGAGATGATTCAATATTTGTCGGATACACTTAGAATTCAGTTAATTATTGTAACACATGAAAAGGAACTGGTTGGTTTAGGAGATTGTTCATATAATATTGTTAAGAAGAATGGCATAAGCTTTGTCGAAGGGAAGGAAAGCAATGCCTAAGTTAAAGAAGGTAGTTTGTGTTTGTGATGGAGAATTTGAAATACCCTGGTGGAGCAGTCAAAAACACTGTTCTAAATTGTGTTACTATATGAGTATGGTGGGGAAGAAACAACCAGAAGAACTAAATGAAAAAAGAAGTAAATCTCTTAGAGGTAGAAAGAAACCTGAAGGTTTTGGAGAGAAGATACAAAAAGCAAATATAGGTAAAAAACATTCTGAAGAGCATATAGAAAATTGGAAGAAGGCAAGAAGAGAAGGAGACAATTGGTTCCAATCCGAGGAAGCTAAAAAGAAGAACAGTAAGAGTCATGGTAGTGAAAAGTGTAGTAAGAGAATGTTGCTGAAGTGGCAAGATTCAGTATATAGAGAAAAAATGGTTGCTACTCACAGAGGAAAGTGTGGATTAAGCGCATCTAATTGGCAAGGGGGAAAGGTTAAAGTAATTTGTCAGCTATGTGGAAAGGAATTTCTTGTTAATCTACATAGGCGAGGCATTGCCAAATACTGCTCAATAGGTTGTAAAAATAAAGGACGTGTGGGTAAAACCAATAGAGAGAAAAATTCTAATTGGAAAGGAGGGATAGCGAACCTTCCTTACCCCCTTGAGTTTGACAGGAATCTAAAAAAGTTCATCAGAACAAGAGACAACAACACCTGTCAACTCTGTAGCAAAACAAAAGAAGAGAATGGTAAGAACCTTTGTGTTCACCACATCAATCACGACAAAGATGATTTGTTCGAGCTCAATCTTATTTCTTTGTGCGGTGGTTGTAATGGTAAAGTAAACTCTAATAGGGGGTTGTGGGAGGATTACTTTGCATTTAAATTGTTATATGGAGTAGAGAGCTGATAGATCATTTGTAGTTGTTAGGGAGAAGGGTATTAGTAAAGTTGAAAGGTTAGAAAAAGATGGATAAACCTGAACTTAAATTGGTATTACCTGTAGAGAATGTAAAAGTAGCAGTAGAGGGGATGGCGAGAGAAATCCAAAGAATAGATCCTCCTCTTACTTTTGTTGTAATTCTTAAGGGTGGGGTTTATATTGCACACGAGATCTTAAGGACTTTCCACTTTGGTTTCGGTATTTCTCCTGATTTAAAGGATATAGTTGTAGGGTATATTGGACTCTCTTCTTATGGAGAAAGTACTAAAAGTCAAGGATCAGTTAGAGTAATGTCCCCACTTGATTTATCTACAGAGTACATTGAGGATAGAAATGTTGTTATTGTAGACGACTGCATCGAAACTGGAAATACTCTTTATTGGGCTAAAAGAATGCTTCAGGCTTACGAACCTAAATCAATACATACTGCTGTCCTTGTTGATAAAGTTTCCTTGAGAGAAAAACATGGAGCAGAAAAACCAGACATAGTTGGGTATGTTTATCCTGGCCAAAAATTCCTCGTGGGTTGTGGCATGGGTTACAAAGAGCGTTATCGAGAACTGCCAGAGATATATGAAATTATAGGGGCATTGAAAAATGACTAAGGAAGAAAGAATAGAAGATATTCTCGAGATACTTGACTTAGCTGATGAGGTTGAACAACGCCGGAGGATAGCTATTCTTATGAACGTACCTCCTTGGAGACATAATTTTGTTGCTGGGTTCTTCCCAGAAGACTCCCAAAAATGTGACAAATGTGGAAAGAAATTGCGAATAAAAGAGGATTATGATGAAGGATGTCCATATACATATTCCTATTCTGGTTCCCTTGCTGATTTGGCTTTTAAGTTAAGAGATGAGGCAAAAGAGTATCAAACTTTGGCAGAAGCTCTTGAGTTGGTTTGGGATTATTGGCAGGGACAAAATAGAACAGGCTTAACTTTTGATGGTTTCTGGATTCATCGAGCACAACCTATTTATTGGATAGTAGCTAGTTTGATTGGAAGAGAGTTAAGTGAGAAAGAAGTATAGGAGGTACAGATGTTCAAAATAAAAAAGACATTTGAAATAGCTATAGCACACCACCTTAATTTAGATTATGACTCCCCCTGCCAAAGAATTCACGGCCACAATTTGAGAATTACAGTTTGGTGTGCTTCGGAAAATCTTAACAAGGACGGCATGGTTATAGATTTTACGCAGATAAAGAAAAGGATTCAGGATAAGTTAGATCATAGAGATCTAAATAGTATTGGAGACTTAGTACATAACTTTAGTATGGAAAATGTAAATCCTACTTCTGAACGAATTGCAGAATGGATTTGCAATCAATTTCCTGCGTGCTATCGTGTAGACGTACAAGAGTCAACTGGGAATGTTGCTACTTATGAAGATGAAGATTTCTGGCTGAATCTGCACCTTAAAGGAGAAGGTTAAGATGAATACTACTAAAATAACCCCCTGGCATGATAAGGAAGGAAATCTAAAGTTTCCATATCACCCGCTTCGTGACTTAATTTTTATATTTCCTACACCGCCCCCGATGAGAATTGGAAGTGAGAATTTGTTCTTTATTCCTAATGAGTTTAAGAAGAGGCACCAGGATAAAACTGGCGTGATTTTGGCAGTAGGATCAGGGTACTATGATAAGAAAGGAAAATTCCATCCAACTCCGTCGGAATTAAAACCTGGAGTTAAAGTTTACTTTGATAATTCCACACCTTGGGGTCAATACCTTCTCGGTTTAGATGGAAAGCAACATTTTGTGTTTCTTTGTGGAGTATGCGATGTATTTGGAGTAGCAGAATAAGAACTATGCTTGAAAGCTGAGTGGTGAAGATAATAACGAAAGCTATGATGATTAGAAAATCAACAGTAAATCTTAGTTATGGAAATATGGGTAAGATTATCTACATCAAAAATTTTCTATCCAGATATACTGAAGCTGTGAACAAATATATAGATTTACTGTGGAGCATTCAAAGATTTTATGGTTCTTTTGTAGAAAGAGTTTTGTTGGACCAAGTAAGTTGTCCTCTAACCTTCTCTGCTAAGCAATCAGCGGCCTGTACAGCTTTACACATTGTGAAATCTCAGAGAAAGAAAAAGAATAAGACAATACAATTTTGAAATGGGGGCAATATGCCAAGAGGAGTTTATAATCATAAACCTCGTTCCAAAGAAACAAGAGACAAGTATAGTATTGCAATAAAGAAAGCTCATGCTGACCCAAATTCTGGTTATAACACCGAAGAATATAAAGAGAACCAACAAACCATTCATAAGAGACTAAGAACAGACCCAAATTCTGTTTATAATACTGAGGAGTACAAAGAAAATCATAAAGTGTGCTGTTATAAAAGCAGGAAGCCTAGGGAAATTCGCACTTGTGCATTATCTGGATGTAATAAAACATTTGAATGTAAAATAAATAGTAAACAGCATTTTTGTTGTAAAAGTCATGCGCATAAAGATAAATGTTATAATTGGCAAGGTGGAAAAACTTATTTCAAGTTAAATGGAGAACTAAAACGTCATGATATTGTCTACAAAGAATTGTTTGAAAAACAAAACGGATTATGTGCAATCTGTGGCAAAGAAGAAACACATACTTTTAAGGGAAAAATTAAACAATTATCAATAGATCATGACCACAAAACAGGAGAAGTAAGAGGACTACTGTGTAATAAGTGTAATACGGGATTAGGGGGATTTATGGATAATGTAGAATTTCTACTAAAAGCAATTCAGTATTTGAAAGTAACATAAAGAGAACCGTGTAGGTGAGTTGTTCTTGTGTAAGGAGTGTGGTTACACACAGGATGCAGATCTCAACGCATCTAGGAATATCTTGAACCGGTTCCTTACAGGAGCAGAATTGTTCGGACCCTGTCTAAAAAACTTGGAGGAGATCCGAGATGAATAGTCTAATTAAAATTCTTGAAATTGTATCTGCTATTGGAACAATTCTATGCTTGTGTCTAATGGAAAAAGGCATAAAAATAGGACGACTGTTTATTCCACCATCATATAAATATTGGCTTCTGTACTCGTTTACTACAGTTCTTTTTGTTGTGGTAATGTACATGAAAGAACTCCCATTTTATATTGTAATGGGGGTAATTCTAATTTTTACAGGTTTGAGAAATTATAAAGCTGGAAAAGGAAAGAATAGGAATGTCTAATTCCCTGCAAGAGGAACGTTGGGAGAATACTACAAGGTTACTTTTCTTCAAGTACAGAGGTGACCTGGTAAAGGTGCTGGAGGATCTCCGAGCTAAGTATGGCAGCGAAGTGGAGAATGCTAGTGAGCGAATTACTCTTGGTTTTGTTAAAAAGGTTATAGATAGATTCAAACGCCAACAAAAAATTAATGATCCTTTTGTTGCTACGTGGATAATGGAATACATATTCATGGGGACGAAGCAAAGGGAGGTAGACTGGCAAATTGATGATCAAGAGCTCGAAGAATTCAAATTTCTTTACCGGTCGGTTTGTTGTGACAAGGCAACGGAACGAAGAAGGGATAATGATACTGGAGAGGAGTTTTTTGTTTGCTTAAGTTGTAGTAATAGGTGCCAGGTTTATCGTATTCCTAATTTAGATATATTCGAAGTAAAGCGGAGAATTCGTACTGAGAAAAGGAAGGATGAAGAACAGCTTGTTAAAGCAATGGATACTCTTGGGTTTACTGGGGAAAAGGCACCTGTTATTCGACAAACTAACTATCAGTTTATTGCAGGTGAAACTGAAGTGGGAAGAAGCAGAAAGAAGGTTGAGAGTTTGCCCGTTGAAGATCAGAAATTGTTAAAAGATCTGGATGATATGGAACCTCGAGATAGAGAAACCGTAAGAAAGCAGTTAGAGAAAATCCGGAGAGATGTTGTTGGAGAAGATTGAGCCAGATGTCACAGAAGAGTATTGACAAGTTTGATAGAATAGAAACCATGCTTGAGGATACCTATCGTCGAGACTACAGAGAAATTCCTGTTTCGATGGGAAGGTTCCTACGAGATGATAACTTTCTTGGTAAAGTTACTGGTGGAGGAAAAACCATATATCCTCTGTGGAAGAAGGTTTTGTCTGATGTTGCAATTGATGACTCAAGGTATTTAATTGTTTTCACCGGCGCGATTGGAATTGGAAAAACTAGTACTGCGATAGAAGGAATTGCTTACGGGATGCATCGCATTCTCTGCCTTCGTGATGGCTGGAAGTACTTCTCGAAAACTGGTGGCGGGAAGATGGTAATAATGTTTTTTAATCTAACAAAATCTTTAGGGGAGAGCAAGGGATATAATTTGCTTCAATCCTATTTAATGTCATCTCCGTGGTTCAGAAGTCATGGAACCATAGTTGGTACTGGAACGAACCCTAGAATAGAATTTCCTATATTTGAATACAAATTGGCATCCCCGTATGCGAAGGGGTTTGGGATTGCGGGAGAAGATGTAATTTTTGCTATAATGGACGAAGTTGATTCGGAAACTGAATCTGAAAAGCAAAAAATCAGAGTTCTTCAAGCTTATGAATCCGCTGTTGCGAGGCTTGATTCCCGATTTGTTAGAATAAGTGATCAGTCTGGGCAAGCGGAAACACTAGGAAGGTTCTTCCTTTGTGCGTCTAAGCAGGAGCAGTTATCATTTTTGAACACCTTTATCGTCAAAATGAAAAATTCTCCTACAGTATATATCGTAGATGCTTCCTTGTGGGAAGTGAAAACTGACTTAAACCTATCTGGTAAGAAGTTTCCAATCATGTTGGGAGACCCATATACTCCATCTAAGATCTTAGGAATAGAAACAGAAAATGGGTTTGAAGTAGATACCAAAGGAATAGAGAATGCAGAAAATATGGGGTTCAAAGTTATACAAGTTCCAATAGAATACTTAGAGAGATTTCAGAAAGATCTTGTAGGAAACTTAAGAAGGTTAGCCGGGGTTTCAGTTGATCAGTTGAGAAAGAGTAAACTATTCCCCTCTGAGAAGATGATAGTAGATTGTTATGATCCAGCTAAACGAGACCCTGTTACAGTACAAACAATTGAAGTTGGGTTAAATGATGATATAGATTTTGCTAATTTTATAGATTTTAGTGCTATCCGAATTCCTCGGAACTACCCGAGATATATTCACGTAGATATAGCCTATTCGGGTAATGGAGATGCATTGGGTTTGGGAATGTCTTGTATTAGTGGTTGGACGGATAGAACGGTTGAGGACTTGGAAGATGGAGGAACTATAAAGGTTGAGAAACTTCCAGTAGTGGAAACGGATCTTTGCATGAGGATAAAAGGAAGAGCAGGAGATAAGATTCCTTTAAGCAAGGTTAGAAAACTGATCGTAGATCTTAAAAAGGTTTACAATTTTAACATTCGGTTAGTTACTTTTGATTTGGACCTTTTGAGTGAAGAATCAAAACAAATCTTGACAAGGGTTGGAATAAATTGTGATAGTCTATCTCTGGATAAGAACCCTCAAATCTATCGAGAGTTTAGAAATCTTGTAGCAGATAAGAGATGGTGTTGCCATAGAAATGACTGGCTTCATTTTGAGTTAGCTAACCTTGAGGACGACCATGAGAAGAATAGAGTTGACCATCCGGATGAAGTTATAGATATGGAAATCCTAGGGGATGGAAGTACTCGAGATATAGTTGTTAAGGGCTCAAAAGATTGTTCAGACAGCACTGTAGGTAGTGTTGAAAACGCTCTAAGAGGTGCGGAAGCACCTATGGGGAAAGAGTTTACTAAAATGGTAACTGGTGTTCTTTCCAAACCAGTCCAGCGAGGAGCTCCAGGTTCGCTTTTATCAATACCTAAGGGAGCGACTATAATCAAAGGTGGAGAGAAAGAAAGAGATGTAACTGAAGATAGAATACCCAAAAGATTTGGAGAGATTTTTAGACGATCTCAAGGAAGGTAGGAAATATGATCAGCAATGAATCACAGCTCAAAGATCTAGCTATTAAATTTCGAGACAGTGGAGATTCATACATATTCCGAAGTATACTGCAAAGAATAAGTCAGTTGTTAGGTAGTATTGTTTATAACATCCGGCAAAAGCGACCTCAACTGAAGAGAATGGAGAAACAGGATCTTTACCATGCAGCAATCATTGGATTATATAAAGCAGTACTAAAAGTCAAGGAAGAGGAAACTGAAGATTATCTTGTTAACGGGATAATATCTTCTGCTAACCACGAAATTATTAAGTGGGGTAAGAACCCTCGAGAGAAGTCCTTTTCATCTTCATTCATTGAAGATAATATAGAGGAGTGGCCACCTTGGGCTAAGGGAGTTTGGTCTGGTGGGCATGTAAAACAATTCTATGATGAACCTGTTTATAAAGATCTTGAATGTGAATTTGTTCGGGATAGGTTTAAGAAGCTTATAGAAGAAGGTGTTATAGAAGAGGAGGACTTCAGGATTCTAATTATGCGGGTTGTTGAAAATATGACCTATGCTAATATAGCTAAGAAGGTTGGAGTTTCGCATCAAAGTGTAGGAAGGAGAGTGGAACGTACCCTGAGTAAAATAAGAAGCGAGTTTAGAAAGCGAGGGTGGGAAGATGACATCTGAGGCTGGTAAGGGAGATACTTACAGACTTATTGACCGAAAGAAATGGGATGTTAATTATGATGCTATCTATAATCCTCCGAAGTGCTCGAGGTGCAAGAGGAGAATGGTTCAGTGGTTGGTTGGACAGGATACATTTTATTGTAAAAACAAAAATTGTTCTGAATTTTCAAAAAGGAAAGATAGGAACGAGGTATAATTATAATGGGACTCAACAAGAGATTGCGCTCGATTGAATATCAGCAACAGAAGTTCGCTGAGCTAGTTGAAGAGGACCTTCGGAGGATGTTGGAAAAGATTAACCAGAAAAAAGCAAGTGAGGTGAAAGATGAAAGCAAAATTTCTGAAGATTTACCAAAGCAAGGATAAGTCCCTTAGCATTCATGTAGGTATAGATTTGCATTATTGGGGAATCCCTTTCTATGTTAGGAGTGTTCCTGTTGTTAGTGCGTTCGGGATACATCTTCTCCAGCTTATGTTTTTGTGCTTCTTCATCGAAGTAGAATGGCTTGAGTTAGAAAGCTAATTTGAGAGGTGAATAATGAATAAAGAAGTTCACGACAAGTTTACCAGTTTAGTTCGCGACCTTATGCAGGGTAGAATTCACAATCTTGATTCCAACCTTATCCATGCAGTTTTAGGAATAGGAACAGAAGCTGGTGAGATACAAGATTTAGTTAAGAAGAACATGTTCTACAATAAATCCCTCGATATTCTTACACTGAAGGAGGAGTGTAGTGATCTACTTCACTATATCCAGATGTTGGTGGGAGCTGTAGATTCTTCACTAGAAGAGATCATGGCAATAAACATAGCTAAGTTAACAACTCGCTATCCCGAAGGGTATACAAGAGACAAAGCACTTATTCGGGATAAAGTTGCTGAAAGAAAGGCTATGGAAGAGGTGGAGAAAGAGTATCATGGCTAAAATAACAAAAGTTGGCAAGATTAAAGTAGAGAAGAATACTGAGAAAAGGCAATTTTCCACCGGAGCTAAACGACAGTTTGCTAAAGGCAAAGGAACTCCTGTTTTGTTCCCTCCAGAAGCTATGATTGCATTGGCAAAACATTTTGAAGGTGGGGCTGAAATATATGGTCCTCGGAATTGGGAAAAAGGACTTCCTCTCAGCGAAATAATGAATTCTGCCTTGCGGCATGGCTTCCAGGAAATGATGGGACTTGTAGATGAGAATCATGCTGTTTCTTTCTTCTGGAATGCTTGTATCTATGTTGCTACAAAGATTAGAATAGAAAGAGGACTACTTCCGAAAGAATTGAATGATATGCCAAATTACATTCCAAGATGTTGTCCATTTCATCCTGGATATACTGGGAAGCAGTCACCTAAGAATAAGTGTGAAATATGCAACATGATTTACGAGAATAGGAGAGAGAGATGAAAAAAGTTACTGCCTATTTATCCCACGCCATTCGAGGTTCCAAGGGAATGGATGCCACGAATGAGGATATGCAGAAGAATTGTGAAGAAGCTCTTGAGTTAGCAAAATTTCTTCGAGGTCATATTCCGGAATTGGACCTTCACGTTCCGGCTGAACATGAAGACTTTGTTAACAGAGCACATTTTAGTGGGTACTTGACAGAAGAACAAATTCTAGAGATAGACTGCCAGATTATAGAGAGTAAAGATTTGTTACTTGTTTTTGTTAAGAATGGATGGGCCGGTGGAGGAATAAGTGTAGAAATTGAATACGCTAGAAGTAAAAACAAGAACATTATTTACATTCACGATACCGATGATAAACTTGAAGTAATTATAAGGATTCTTAGAACAATTCAAGAGATGGAAATGTAAGGTGATCAACATGGCTCTTCCCCAAAAACTATATCAAGATCATCCAGAACTGAACTGGGCTATCCTTCTGGGATATCGAGGTTCAATTGCTCACGGAACTTACGTTCCAAGCAGCGATCCGAACTCGATTGATGATAAGGATGTTATTGGAATTTGTATTCCTCCAATAGATTATTACTATGGACTGAAAGAATTTGGGTCAAGAGGAACAAAAGAGATAAAAGAAGGTGAGTGGGACATCGTACTATTCGAGCTTACAAAAGCAGTCCGACTTCTAGAGAAGGGGAATCCAAACATGCTTTCTATTTTGTGGCTTGAACCCAATCATTATATTCATATTTCTCCTCTTGGTAGATTGCTCTTGGAAAATAGGGGTTTGTTTGTTGGGAAGCATGCATATCATAGTTTTGTAGGATATGCGCATGGCCAGTTACATCGAATGACCCATTTTACTTATCAAGGTTATATGGGTGAGAAGAGAAAGAGGCTTGTAGAAAAATTTGGATTCGATGTAAAGCATGGCGCCCATCTCTTGCGTTTACTTCGCATGGGGATTGAATTTCTCAACGATGGTGAGCTTCATGTTTTGAGACAAGATGCTCAACAACTTCTTGAGATTAAGAGAGGAGAATGGTCATTAGAAAAGGTTAAGGAAGAAGCTGAGAGATTGTTTATCTCTGCAGAGACGGCATACACTTTATCCAAGTTGCCCGATAGACCAGATCGAGAAAAAATTAACCGGTTGTGTGTTGAAATAGCAAAAATGTACTTTGGACTAGAAGTGAAAAATGACCACTATATTATAAAAGGTGAAATAATTAGACCCAAGCCTGTTGAAAAAGTAACAAAATGGGAACTGTGAGATGGGGCACAACGACTTATTTAATACTATTCAAAACGCTGACTGCTTTGATATACTACCACAGATACCTAGGGAATCTGTGGATCTTGTTATAGTAGACCCCCCTTACAACATTGGTTATAAAGAGTGGGATAGATTCCAAGATCTTAACTCTTTCAAGAGGTTTACAAAATTTTGGGTTGAGGAGTGTTTTAGAGTACTCAAGCCGACAGGAACACTTTGGTCTTTTATGGGCTATGGAAATATTCTTAGCTTTGTTCCTATTCTAGAAGAATATGGCAATGTTCATCTAGAGAATTGGGTTGTTTGGGCAAGGCAAAAAGGTAGAGGGAGTTCAAAGCATCTTAAGTCTCAGAGAGAAGATATTTTCCATGTTACAAAATCTGATAAGTTCACTTGGAATAATCTAAAAGTTTTGCGAGAGGTTGTTTGCCCATACGTGAAAGATGGTAAACCAAGGGGATGGTTTTTGGATGAAAATGGTAAGAGGGTAAGGTGGACAGGATTAGGAAATGTTTGGGTCTATACCGCTCCTTTCTGGAAAAGTAAGGATGATAGACAAATGCATCCAGCTCAGAAGCCTTTGTTGTTGATTGAGCGGTTGATATTATTGTCAAGTAATGAAGGGGATGTTGTGCTAGATCCATTTTCGGGTTCCGGGACGACTGCTGTAGTTTGTAAGAAGTTAAAAAGAAATTTTGTCTGTGTTGAAAAAGATAAAGAGTGTTATAGTAGCTCAGTTGAGAGATTAAACAAGATTTAGAAACAAAATTTGAAGCTAAACCCTATGAGTTTTAGCCATAGAATGGATAGCAACCAGATTATAGAACTTCTGAAACAGAAACACTTTAAAGACGTATTTGTTTCAGAATGTAAGGATGGTCCTTCCGGTGTCGGGGGAATGCGTATGGATGCCTGGGCAATGAAGAAGTCCTGGGCTCATCCTCTTACAGTCGGATATGAAATAAAGGTTGACAGGGGAGACTTCTTACACGATATCAAATGGCACGGTTATCTGCCTTGTTGTAACGAGTTCTATTTTGTATGCCCAGGTCCAGAAGTAATACAAGTTAGTGAGATTGGACCTGAGGCAGGACTTATTTACGTAACCTCTACGGGCAATAGACTAATAACCAAGAAGCGAGCACCCTATAGGAACATTACAATTCCTGAGGATTTCTATAGATACATCCTGATGTGTAGAGTAAAGATACAAAGAGCACACCTCTATTTCTCTGATAATGAAAAAGAGACAGCCTTAGCTTTCTGGAAGGACTGGTTAGCAAATAAAACTGAACAACGCATTATCGGACATAGGGTTAGCAAAAGGTTAGCCCAGTTGTATGAAGAGAAGGTAGAGCAGCAACAACGCCGTAGTAATGAATTACAGGATAAGTTAGATAAGTTAGAAACAGTACAGAAACTTATAGAAGCCTTTGGAATCAAGATTAATACCTGGGACTTGGAACATGAAGTAGAAAGAAAGGTATTGAATATTCCAAAAGACCTTCAATACTCATTAAAGAATCTCGAACAGAGTCTTACAAAATTCAAACAGGAACTGTTAAAGGTGAATCCAGATGAACACGAAGAAGAGGCTTGAAATGAAAAAAGGCGATTGCTTATTTAATAGAGTAATAGGCAAAGGCAAAAAGAGTATAAAAAATAGAGAATGTCTTTGCAAGTTTAATGCTCATAATGAAGGTGTTCCTTGTGAATATAGTGAAGAAGATTCTCAATGTGAATTTTACAAGGATAGTAGTAAATGGGAAATTAGAAAAAGAGAATAATGTAATGTCTGAACAATGGCCTAAGTGTTGGGGTGCAAACACAGAGATCTTTAGGAATGATTCTGTTTCCGTAAACTTCCTAAACTTAGTAAAAGGAGGAGTTTGCTCTTGGCATTTCCACCAGCATAAGTACAATACATTTTATTTGATATCCGGGAAAGTTATGATAAGAACCGAACTTGGAGAAACAGTACTGAATCCTGGTAATTCTATACTGGTGAGTGCTCCGATGAAGCATCAATTTGAAGCTTTGGAAGACTCAGGGTTAATAGAAATTATGTGGGTATCCTACGATCAAAGAGATATTGTACGTTTGGTTGAGGGATTTAGAAGGAAAGAGGAGGTCGAAAAATGAAACTGGATGTTAAAAAAGAATACAAAAACTCAGTCAAGTTTGTTTGTAAAAAGTGCAAGAGAGTCGTGATGGTTAAGAAAGGTTCACCTTGTCATCTAGCTGGTAAATGTGGAAGTTGTTGGAGTGGTGAAAGGGGAGTAGAATGACTCTCAGAAACCCTAAACAAGAAGGCAGTAATCTTTGGGATTGTATACCACAAAAAGGCCCCTGCCCAATGAATTGTTCACAATGCTTCTACAATCGACCTGGAGCTTTCTATGCTGGTATGGAGCCATTGATTCCTACTCCCGAAGAGGTTGGTGATGGCATTGTTAGGATGAACTGCGGCCATGACAGTAATCTCAAAAGAGAACTGGTTATAGGGGCAGCAAAGAAGTACAAGAAGTTCTTTTTCAATACGAGTATCCCAAGGTTTGATTTTCCTGGCCCTGTCGTGTTCACGGCTAATCCAAAAGAAGAAGATTATGTTTATGTTCCTACTCTACCAGGAGAACTTGATAAGCGGCTTAGATGGATTGGTACTGAACAATACAAGTTGTTGGATAATCTTATGTTTGTTCGACTTCGAGTTTCACCAACCAATTTGGATTTGGTTGAGAAAACT